AAAATAGAGATGGACTTAGATGCCTTCTTTAAGAAAGAATCGGAATTGATGGCTTCCGTAAGAATTGCCATGAATATTAATGGAGATGAAGAAGAATGAATTATGAAAAACATTGGAAAACAGACAAGTCCATGAACCAATGGGCAAAAAACATGCGAAAGAAATTATCCGGTAGATATTTAGATTTGTTTAATCAACAACATGCTACCATGAGTAAGGCTAACCTTTACATCAAAGCAACATTTGTAATCTATTGGGAAATACAAACAGATGATAATTTGTCTAAGTATGCAGTATATATCACACAGGCGACTTTAATGACTATGGCTGATAAGTTCTTGCAGATAAATAAAATGCAAGAAGCCAACGCAGTTCATATGATGAACATTAACTTTACAAGGCTCTTAGGTGGTTTAGATGAAGAAGAATGATTGGGATTACATCTCAACGCTAATGTGGGCATATGCCGAAAACAATGAAAAAATGAATCAGCGTATCAGTAGGCTGTTAAAACAACTGGTAAAAACAATAAACGAAAATATGGAAGTGATTATAGATGACAATGAAGAGAATGACAAGACTACTGGAAGCAACGGAGCAAATGACTCCAACACAACAAGTAACATCAATTTCGAAGGCTCTGGAGAATTTTGAAGAAAAAGATATTTTCTTTTCTATTCTAGCCCAAGAATACCCATCAAATAATATTGGGCTAGCAAAGGCTAAAAAATGGCTAACTAAGATGTATGATTGTTTTGATGATGAAATTGAACAAGAATATCAAGTACATGATGATTTAGGTGATGCTATTTATTACCTTGACCCATCTGCACAGACTCAAACAGAACATAGTCTTGCTACATTTCACCGGATTCTTTCTTTAGATTGTGGTGGTGTTGATTCTGATGCGTATAAGACTATTGATTTATTCCTATCAGATTTATCTGCATTGGAAGCAAAATGGTTTATTCGCCATTGGTTAAAGACAACTCGCAATGGTTTGCGTGATGGTGTGGTTAAGAAGATTATTGCCAAACACTACAATAAGAAAATTACACTTGTAAAGAAGCATTGTAATTTTAATTCAATCAAAGATGTAGTTTCATATTATGAGCGTGATGAAGAACCTCCATGTAATTTAACACATGGGAAGTTTATTTCACCCATGCTTGCTAAAGAAATACCTATGAAGAAGTGGCCGTCAAATCCTATTGTTGATTATAAGTATGACGGTAATCGTTATCAAATCCATAAGAATGGAGATAGTGTTATTATTTTTAATCGTAAAGGTAAGATTGTAACTGCCCAATTTGCTGATGTTGCACAACAAGTAAGTAAGTATGCAGTTATGCAAGCCATATTCGACGGTGAAATCTACCCGATAAAGGAAGACGGAAGCCCCGATGAACACAAGAAAATGGGTACGAGAGTACATTCTAAAGACCATGCCGAGGCAATGGCGAGAGTGCCGGTTCGTTGGGTTATTTTCGATTGCTTGAAGTGGGAAAGTGAAACTATTATGAATCTTTCTTATGCTGAAAGATTAGAGAAGTTTAAGTCTAATCCCGACCAAGCACATAGAATGGAAAAAGACGGAGACATTATGGCATTCTATAACAATGCAATTAATGATGGCTTCGAGGGTATTATTGTCAAAGATACAACATTACCATATGAAGCGGGTAAAAGAAGCACAGGTTGGGCTAAATACAAGCCACCCCAAATTGAATTAGATGTTGTTATTCTTGCGGCTTCTTATGGGGAGGGTCGTAGAGCAAATGTATTCGGAACTTTTGAAATGGGCGTTAAGTCTGAAAGTGGATTTACTAACATTGGTTCTATTGGAAGCGGCTTTACTGATAGTGATTTGATTAGTCTAACTAATCAATTGCGTAAGATTGTAGAGTCTTACAGTGATGGAAGGTATGTATTCCTTCCTCGAATTGTTTTAGAAGTTAAGGCTGATTTGATTAGTCGAGATGTAAAGGGGAATATCGGTTTGCGATTCCCTAGAATGAAACGAATTAGAAATGATAAGTTTGTAGCAGACATTAATACAATTGAAGATGTGGAGAGATTAATATGATAGAAGTAGGAGGATTAACAGTAATAGATTTTAAAACATATTCTTGTGTTAAAATTGACATGGAAGGATATGCACACTTGAAAGACATAACTACTACCCAAGGAAGACCAAAGAAAATGAAAGCGGTATTAGTTCCGTATTTTGAAAATGGTGTTTTCATTACCCCCGAACCTGAACCAGTTGAAGACTTTAAGGTAAAGACTAAAATTAGTGTAAGGAAAGTAGCAAAGGAAGAAGTAGAAATGCCGATTAGTAATTCAGCAATACGACTATTATCCGAATGGGCAGATACAGGAATCCGTAATGCTATTATCAATGCACAACATAATGCTATGATTAGGGGCGGCAAGACAATTCAAGCGGCAGATATTTATTGGTTTGAGACTAATAATCAAGTTCGTGGTTATTGGCCCACGCAAAATGAATATGCTAAGAAGGATGAATGATTATGTTTAGTAAAGATATGTTAATTGGAATTATTCTTGGTATGTCTAAAACTGACATTTACTTGGATAGAAATGATAAATCGCAGATTGGTTATAGAGTTAGGCTTAGAGTAAACCTTCGAGCAAACGCTGATTTTCTTTTGGCAATTCAGCGAAGTTTAGAACAACACCAAATAGGCTCAACCTATAAGGAAACTGAACATAAGAGTCGCCCTAAACCAATTCTTAGAATTGGTGGAATTAAAAACTTATATAAGTTATGTCTTTTGATTCCTGAGATTTTACCGGATTCAAAGGATGAATGGGTAGTGTTTAGGAAAGCAGTAGATATTGTAGCCAATGATAGGCACTTACAACTAGACGGCTTGGAAGAATTATTTGAATTGAAAGGTGTTTGAATGGGATTTACAACAATGGAGATAAAAAGACCAATACTTTTAACTGGCAAAACGGGTACAGGAAAAACAACTAAAGCAAAAGAATGGTTGCCAAATGCCGCATTGTTTTATGCTAATAAAATGAGTATTAGAGAATTGGGTTCGATGTCAATAGAAAATGGTATAATCATAGAGGATATTCACATTAAACCGAAGAGAGATGAGATACTCAATGTACTTAGAAAGTATCGAGGACAGGTTGTAATTACTTCTATCAATGAAAAGTCAGTGCCTAAAGACATTAAGAGTATGTGCCAAATTAAAAGAGCAGGTTCAACTAAACATTTACTAAATGCTATTCAAGAAATAGCACCACGCTCCTGTGAGCCTTTGTCTATGGAACAAGATACTTACAGTTTAGTTTCAATGTATCTAAAAGAAACAGATAGAGACTTGATGGCAAAAATATTGAAATATAATAAACCATCTGATACCCAAATGCTTTCTTGGTTGGTTGAAAACATGCACCCAAACAAAATAGTATTCATTGATAGTGTAGTAAAGCGTAGATGGCCTTTGTCTTATTTTTATGAGATGTTGGCATATACCCATAGTGGTAAAACATTCGGGCAAGTATCAATGCCAAAGAGAGGCAAGTATTCACAGAAACCTAAACTAATCAAAAGGTTGGGAATTAAAAGTGGAGAAGAACGACTATTCAAGCAGTTTAAGAAAGACGAAGAGTTTGTAGAGTTTGCTAAAACTAAACTTAACAATGGTGATTGTCGAATACTTGGACTTGGAGAAAAGAGAAGAAGAAAAAAGACTGACCCAATAAGGGTTCAGCAAAAAACATTAGGTGATTACCTATGAGTAGAAATAAAAATAATAAAAAAAGAATTAGAGCGATTCTAGAAGAAGGGCCAAAAACAACAGGTCAAATTATGACAAGGTTGAAAGATGACGAATCTACTAGAGGAACAAGAAAGATTACTGTAAATGGTGAAATAATTGGATATAAGAAAGTTAAGCGTTCTAATAGGCGTTTAGATGCACCTACTATGAACCAATTATGTAACATTATGCGAAGTGTCGCAAATAAAGAAGGCTTTTGTAAAGAAACGAAGCAGGTAATTTGGGAATTAAAGGTGGAATAAATATGGAAGAAGATTACGAAAAAATTAGAAGGATTTCATTGGGTCTTTTCTTTGTGGCAAATATTTGGCTTATGTTTTGGTATGTTGTTATTTATGATGATGGTTTGAGAGTAGATTGTTGGACAAGTAGTTACGGCAATACTTGGTGCGATGTCGAACAAAGAAACTACGCAGCACTTCTTTTATTACCGTTAATATATTCAGTGGCTTTCCCCTTAGTCTATTGGATATTCTATTACCCATTGAAGTTTATTCAAGACTATACTAATCTACTTAAGAACAGTAAAGAACAAGAGATTCGATATTTACCTATGCCAAATCTACCAATAGAAAAAGTAAGTGAGATTAAACATGAGACTCCAAATATTGTAATCAAAAATATCAATGTAAAGGATGGAGTAATTACGGAGGAATAAATATGTTATGGACAGAAAAATATAGACCAAAGAAGATAGGAGACATTGTAGGGCAAGAACATTTTGTTATGGATGCCGCTACTTGGATTGAAGAAAGAAATATGCCAAATGTATTATTGTTTGGTAATGCAGGAACAGGTAAAACTGCATCTGGAATTGCATTAGCAAGAGATATTTTAGGTGATTGTTTTAATGATAACTTTGTAGAAGTAAATGCTTCCGATGATAGGCGACTTGAAGTTGTAAGAACAACAATTAAGAATGTAGCCCAAAGTGGAACAATAGGAGATGTTCCTTTCCGAGTAATTCTACTGGATGAATTGGGAGGAATGACGGTTGATGCCCAAAGTGCATTGAAGCGCATTATGGAAAGATATGCACATAATGTTCGTTTCATTATTACTTGTAATGACCGAAGTAAGATTATTCACCCACTACAAAGTCGGTGTGCTAATTATCATTTTAAGCCACTCACTAATGAAGTCATTCTTGATGTAATCAAATCAATGCTTCAAAAAGAGCAAGTAACTGTATTTGCAGATGATGAATTAGCAACATTCATATATGAGGTAGATGGAGACTTGCGTAGAGCGATAACCGAGATACAGGCGGCAAAGTCTTCCGGCTTCTCTTTATCGAAACAAATAGAATCATCTCACAAAGAATACAATGAAATATTAATCGAAATTTTAAATAAAAATCCAAACAAAGCACTAGCAACCCTTCATAACATAATTTATGAAGGTAGAAGCGTTAAACAAATCTGTTTAGGTTTGCATAATGCTGTTATTGCTTCGGATGGCTTGGATAATGCTACCAAGTATAAACTGTTAAGAACAGTCGGAGAAAGCGAATACCGTTCAACTACCATGACTCCGAAAGTATTACTATCATGGATGGTTGGACAATTAATATAAGGAAGGAAGTGAAAATATGTTAAGCGAAAAAATGCAAGCAGAAATAGAAAAGAGCGCACAATACCTGAAAATGACGGTAGAGGAAGCAACTGAGAAATATACGGAAATTTGTTCCGATAATAACATGGAAGTAAGTGATGATTTAGCAATAGGGCTATGGCGTTCATATGCGGCACAAGTTGTTCGACGGGCAAAGCAAGGCGAATCTCCAAAATCTACCGGAAGCAATTCTTTAGTAAAGAAATGTTTTGGTGTTTTTATTGCCTTAGAAGCACCAAGAGATATGATGTCTTGGAATCGCAATAAAGCAAAAGAAGAATACAACCGTGATTCGGATAATGCTTTGAATGAAGGACATGTAGCGGTTGCTACAAAGAATGCTTTAGGTAAATGGATGATTAGCCGTTATCATAATGGTGAATATCAAGAGCGAATGGTCGCTGATTTACCCTCCGGTGCAGAAGAAATGCCGGATGGTGTAATGGTTATTCCTTTGGATAATACTAAAACATACATGAGTGGTGGAGATAACCGAAGTTATGGTAAGCCTTTGCCTTTGGAACAAATGCGAAGAACAGGTATTTTTTACGGAAGTGTAGATGGTGCTGATATGAAACGATATACTTTTTCATATAAGAATGACGGTGGAGTAGCATTTACTCCCGATTGTTATGACTTTGTTCACTTTGTTGCAATTCCTTCAGATGATGGAAATAACCTTTATGGTATGACAATGACAACAAAAGACAGTCTTATTCGTAATGCTGACTTAGACCCCGAAAACTCAGACTATCGAGATATGGGAGAAGTAGAATGGTTAAATGTTCTTAATGAAAACTTTGAAAGCCATATGGTTGAATTGGTAGAAATTGACCGAGCGCACATTACTCGACAAACACTACCTGCTAAAGACCGCTTCGTTATTACTGGTGGAACAGTTTGTAATATGAATATGATGCCAACTTCAAATGGTAATCGCATTCTAAATATTACAGACTTGAATGCTGAATTCGATTATGATAATGAATCAAACATGACTACTTGTTGGATTCCCGAACATCTAAATATTGACTTTGGTATCGGTTCTACTGTAATTGTTGTTGGTCGAACATCACAACGATTAGTTGATGGAGTTGCTGACCCTGTAACTATCAATGTTTCTTCTGTTCTTGTAACTGAAAAGCGTGGTGCGCCTATTGAAGTAGATGCTCCCGTTGAAGAATCATTTGATTGGTTTTGATATTTAATTAGTAAAGTGCGTGTGTAGTCTTACACCAATGAATGTAGGCCAAAATGGGTGCAAAGCCCGTTCCTTAAAGGAGGAAAATAAATGAATGATATTATAGAAGATAGATTTATTCTAAAGGGAGAAAGTTATATTGCAGATTTGCAAAAGGTTGATTTTCTAACTTGGAATGAAAATGATAAGATAGCAGAAACATACTTTGTTAAGTTTCATATTGGAGAAAAAGAAACAAGGTTTGTCTGTTCATCGAAGAAAGAATTACTCGGCATCATCAAGGCATGGTGTCAAGCGAATGGTAAAAATGTAGATATAAATGAAAATGATATAGGTGATTGGCTTGCTAGGGACTAAGAAAGAAAAAACGAATTTTAAAGAATTGATGGCTCAAAAAAGAGCGCAACGAAAAGCACGAATGGTATTAGGTATTTGGGGAGAACCCAAAACTGGAAAGACTGGAATTGCATTAGACTTCCCCGATAAGAACATTTATGTTCTTGATTGGGATAGGGGTGTTGAATCAACTTGGTTTGAACACCATGATGCAACAGACCGAATCAATGTATATTGCCCAATTGTAATGCGAAAGGACAACATTATGGATATTGATAAGAGCGAACAAAACTCTCTCGACTTCATTAACTTTGCTAAAGAACAAATGGCCGAAGGTGAAGACATTGTATTCGTCATGGATGGTGTTGATACTTGGCTTGATAGTTGTATTCTAAAGGTTAATCCTAACCCAAGAGTAGTTACCAAGATTATGCCATTTCAGTATGGTAATAGAAATAAGACTTTCTATTTCCTATTGGAAGCAATTTACCAATTGAATTGTGATGTAATTTATATTACTCACGAAACAGAGAAGTATGTTGATAATACCCCTGTTGGTGTGCAACCTGCTTGGAAAGATTGGGGCGGAAAACTTGAACAAGAGATTTATTGCTCAAAGAAGAAAGTAAAGAACGAGTTGCATTTCAGTGCTGAATTGATTGGTTCAAGAACCAATGGTAATTTAGTTGGAAAGAAATGGACTGTGCGAGAAGGAACTCCCCCTAATATTCAATGGAACGGTGTTCCTGAATTAAGGGAGGGAAAGATTTGAAGTTTGTTGTAAATAACAAAGAAATGGAGAAAGCATTAACAGACATTCAAGGAAAAGGAAAGTATCTAGGTAATGGAGGACTTGGCTCATCTAAGATGGGTTCTTACTTTTACATGACACTTAATGATAATTCTTTGGAGATATGGAACGGAGATGCTACATTTGGAATGAACATTACATTAACAGTAGAAGGTGTAACGAATGGTTCTTTTATTGGTGATGCTAATTTTATTATTCCTTACTTGAAAAAGTTTGGTGAAAGTGTATTCTTTGAGAGTGGAGACTTTTTGAAATTGACTTCTGGAACAAAGAAGGCTTCTCTACCTATGGTGGTTAATCATCCAAACATGGATGCTATCTCCCGTATTAGAGAAATGGTAAAGCACATTTCATATGAAGAAGCATTAGACAAACTTTGGTCTTTTGGTTCAAAAACCTTTGAAGGTGCATTTCAATTAAATAGTGATATTTTTAATGAAGCAATAAGTCTTTGTGAATTAGTTAAGAGTGGAGTTTACAAACTAAACTATCTCGGTGGTAATGTAACCTTTTCAAGTAGAGCAAACGCTTCAAACCAATATGAACAAACAATTCAATTAGCATCAGCGATAGGAGAAGACGCAACGCTTGAATATTCAGGCCCGCTACATAACTTCTTTGAAAAAGGACAGACTCTTAACTTTTATGTGAAAGATGAATTCCCTTTAGTTATTGTAGCCAATAACAGAATGATATTAAAAGCCCCGTATTCGGGAGGAAATTAAAATGATAA